CTTGGTCGATCGGAAGGGTTTCAGCCAATTCAAAGCTGGCCGGATTCTTCAGGTCGATCAAGGGGGTGGAGACAGTCCTCATAACACGCTTGATGGACTGTCCGGAGCCAGACGACTCGACTAAGGAAACCGAGTTGAAGTAGGGGGCAATCTTCGGCGATAAAGCCTGACCTACTGCGATCGGAAAGCCTTTCGTCGTGCCGTCTGGCCGATTCAAGAAAGTCATGTGTGCGATTACTATCACGTTCGGCTTGAAGCTCTCTGCCGTTAACATCGCTAGTGTGTGCTCTATTGACTCTTGGGCGCTGTAGAAGATAGCGCGCTTATCTTTTGCTCCAGGGTTAAGGAAGTGGGCATAGTTGAAAGCTGCCTGAGAAAAGAAAGTAAGTGAGTCAATGACGAGAACTGTATCGGTGGGCCATGAGGAGGGCTTCCCCAAGTCACCCCACTTATCGAGTAGCTGCATCGCTGTAATAAATGCTTTTGGAGCGCCGTCAAGGATAACGCCAGCACCAGAGCCTTTGTACTGATCGCGAAGTGTTTCAAACGAAACATTCTGAGCTTTATCAGGGCATCTTCGTCGGACTTGAGAAACAAGAGCATCGAGGCCATTGTCGAAGTCAAGGATACGGAGCTTATATCCGGCTTCGACGAGGGAAGCGAGGGAGGAGGTTTTTCCTGCACCAGAATCTCCTATCATCAAGAGCTTGGTTGTTGTTGTGCTGACGTGTTTGTCAAGGCTGGGCATATTTTCCTCTCTTTATGTATATCATTGCTATTCGTACTCGACGACCGAAAGTTCGTATTCTGTTCATTGCTGCTGTCTCACTCCCACCGCAGCGGCCGGCAATTGCTCTTAACGACAGTCCTTCCGCTCGTAGAAGCCAGGCGTGTTCTTTCATAGCCATCTCATATGGTGGCCTCTCATTAGGAGGCCTAAGCATTCTTAGCCCCCTCACTTGGGTTCCATCTCCTCTTCTCGAAGTCGCTGTTTAAGAAGGTCTCACGAACGCTCGGGTCTTTCGAGCATATCCGTTTGAAGTTGCACAACATACAGGCCTTGTCATTCATAGGCCAGTAGTTTTTCTCGACATATCCGTAGGATCGCTCAATCCAGGAGATGGTGTCTCGTGTCCACTCTTTGAGCTGATCATCTGTACGATATGTGATAGCTCGATCGAAACGAGTGAATCCGACTGCGATTTGGGCAGCATCAATGATGACACCTCTGACGGGAGTATCATACGCAATGCGTCCTGCAAGTGTGTAAAGGGACATTTGATTGTCTGGCTCGAACCGATCGAAATAGTTTGAGCTGATTGTGGCTCCGGTCGTTTTTCTGTCCATAATATACGGAGCGTCAAGAAATGTGACAAGTCTGTCGAGGTGTCCGGCAAGGGTGATCTCCTTCGTGAGTTCGAAGTGAAAGGTTAGCTCGACGGCGGGGAGGCCATCACTCAAGATCATCGTTTGTGCAGTGTCTGACTGAAAGTGATCGAGATACCAAACAACAGAGCGAACGAGCGTTTCGCGGTTCTTAGCTGAGTCTTCACTCTCCCACTCCCAAGTGATCTTCATTAGCCATCGGAGAGTGTCGCGGAGGGCGACTGTGTGATCAGCGCCCTTCGCTCTTTCCAGATCATACATCTCCAGTGCTTTGTGGTAGTAGCTGCCGAAGATGAGGTGATACGACTTGTGCTTGCTGTTCCAGCCCTCGATCATGCTGTAGTAGTACTTGCGGGGGCATTCCTTGAGCCAGCCAAGGGATGTTGAGTCCCACGTTTGCTGCACTTGCGTTCCTGTGAAAAAGGCTTCTGGTTTGTTCATAGGCCAAGCTCATCCAGATTGATGTTGGTTACTTTCTCTTTGGTTGCTTTCTTCTTCATGGTTCCAGCTGTCTTTGCGCCAAGCATGAATTGTGCTCGAAGGGATTGAAGGTGCTTCACGATTGCGTCGAGGTCTTGATCGGTGAGTGACTCAGGATCACGAGAAAAGAGTTCGCTGATGTCGGTCATGCTGCTTCCTCTTCTTTAATACGAGTTATTGCTTTTGAGTGGATTTCTTTCAAGTGTGAATGGACGAGAACGCGGATCACTTTCGAAGCGCCAAGTCGGGGGTAGAGGGACTGGAGCTGTTGAAAGTCCCCATCATAAAGATTAAGTGTAACCTTCATTAGAGGGAAGTCCTCACGTCGCTTCATCTTCTGCGCCTTTCTTTACGATCCACAGTTGATTTGGATCAAGAGGACTCGAAACCAAGCTTAGACAATCCAACTTGGGATCGGCTAGCTTGGCTCGAGTCGAGTAAAACCGAGCCTTCGCCCGTCCAGGGTCGTCTGTTTGAAAGACAATCCCGAACGGGCTATGCAAGGCGTTGTAAAGAAGGGCGATCAAGCCGCCTTCTCTTCAGGCGCGGACAGGTTGTCCAGAACGTCGGCCAGGGACTCCTGGGCGATCTTCTGGGCCTCTTGAACGCGACGGGTAGCAGCGGTGCGGTACGCAGCACCCTTGTCCGAGGCGAGCAGCCGGAGCGCGGCGTCAGCAATGTCGCTGGCGTCGGCCTTACGCTGCATCTCCTTCAGCTTGGCGCGGATCGAGTCCTTGGCCATACGGAAGGCCTCTGCCTCGATCGGATCTGCCGGGGCACGAGTTCCGCCACGACGGACGCCGAACTTGTACTCCTTCGCGTACTCGTCGAACTCTTCCTGAAGCTTCGTCACCGCAGTCTCAGGCAGATCGTCGCCGTGCTCGGCCTTGTAGTCTTTGACCGTGGAAGCGAAGTTGTTGCGAAGGTTCTCGTGGAAGGTCTGGTTAAGAACTCCCGCTTCGTCGGCGGTGAGCTGATGACCAGCCTCATACGGAGAGTGGACAGCAAAATCGAGGCCTTGGATCGTGATTGACTCTCGCATTGGAATCTCCCTTGTTTGCGAGTTTTAGTGAGGTATGGATAAACCGTTTATATGACCATACCGAGTGAACGATACCATTGAACCACACCTGATATGGTTTGTCAACCATTATTTTCGAGTTTCGCACATTATTTTCTCAGGTGGTCGCCGATCCTGGCAACTGCCAGCTCCATTGCTCTGATGCTTTCTTCTCCTTCCGTTATCAAGCGCATGAAGTTTTTCATGTGCTCCTCAGACTGTTCTCGAGCGAGCACAATCGTTTCCTCGAGTTCATTCAGTTGCTCTCTCATGCTGGTAATCCGCGCTGTTGCATGAGCGTGAACGTCGGCCAAGGCAGCCGAGGCTCGATGGATTATCTGGTCCGCGACGGCAAGCGCTTGAGGCGAGGGCTTGGTGTTCGCAAGCTCATTCGCCAGCTCTTCCATCTTCTTTGTGATCTGTTCTTCTTCAGTCATGCCGTGGTGTCTCCATTGAGATGAGGTTAAGGGTTTGCTTCGCCCGCGTCTCAATCACATAGCGGACGTTCAGTTCCTGCTCGTAAGCCTCAGTCCCAGGTGAAGCCCACTTCGAGGGAATGCGCCAAGGGTCGAGGTGGAAGACGTTATCCCACTCATGACCCTTCGACTTGTGACCACTGATGAGGTTGATTGTTCCTTCGGACTTGAACAAGACGTGTTCAGCATAGGCGATTGCTGCACCGAGGTTTGGTCCAGCCAACGCGAACACCTCAAGACACTCTCTCTTGTCTGCGATCGCCCCTGGATTGCGGGTGCGCTTGAGCGCCTCCGTTTCCCACTTCTCGATCGCGTCGAGCGTCATCTGCTGAGTCATCGACTCCGGTCCCATCTTCCGAAGGATCTTGACAAGGCCAGGGCCGACCTCAGCACCAACAAGCTTCGCGCCGCGGCCGTTCTTAAGTAAGTCGAGCGTGGCCTTGAAAAGAGGAGCGTTGTTCCGACAGATGATTGTTGCTCCGTCTTGAACTTTGTCGATGTCCCACTCACCAGCCTCATTGACAGCACCTTCGACAGCCCAATCAGGCCACCTCATATGAGGCACTCTGGTGTGGGCTCGTCTGATGATCGACTGAGGGCAGCGGAAGCTGATCGACAACGACATCTCCTTGCACTCGAAGCGCTCTTTGAGAGAAGCCATCCCACCAGTCATCGCCCCTCTGAAAGCATAGATGCTTTGCCAAGGATCACCCACTCCGATGAAGCGGCTCGTGGTGGTCAGCTTCGCGAGCATTTCGTGATTAAGCGGTGACCAATCCTGTGTCTCATCTCCCATCACCACAGGAAACTTAGGAAACGAGCCGCCGAAAAGAGTGGGCATATAGATCTGGTCGTCAAAGTCGATCATCCCGTTGTAAGCAAGGTTGATGGACTTGACGAGGATCTCGTCCGCAAGCGCGCAGTGACTTTCCTCGGGAATGTCCTCAAGTGAGTTGAAGAAGTCATCGCCGCTGATCAAGTGCTTCGCGTTCGGGAAGGCCTTGTCAGGAATGTAACCAGCGACCTTAGCAGAGCGAACGATCTTCATCACCTCCTCAAAGCTGTCACTATGTTTACTCTTTTCGCTTCGAGGCATGTTGTCGAGGACTGCGCGGAAGACAGTTGAGTTCTTCTTGGCATCAAGAGTCAAGCGACGGCCAGTCGCCTCGGACCACACTCTGTGTCCAAGCGCATTGATTGTACTGGCCTTAACGTGACCTGGCAAACGCTTGGACATCTCATCAGCGATCCGCTTGTTGAAGGCGATGCTGAGGATCGGCTGGACTGGCATACGCTCGCAAAGCAACTCGAGTGTGCTGGTTTTGGCTGCACCTGCTAAAGCGTTGATCAGCAGGTTCTCTCTGGTGCTTAATGCAGCATCGACGATCGCTTGCTGCTCTTCAGTTGGTGGATGCTTCATCATTAACTCCGTCTGATAAGAGTGAAAAAAGGAGAGATAAAAGAGCTTCCCCGCCCTCAACTGAGAGAGGAATGGGAAGGTGGCCTTGCTTGGGTAAGAATAGCTCTGGCATCGCGTCCTTGGGGCAGCCGTCGAATGGAGAGTAAACGAACCAACCCTTGGTCTTCCTGAATGCGATGCAAGTCGGTGCTTCGCAGTAGCCGTAGCGAATGGCGTGCTGAAGATTGTTGAAGTAAATCATAGCATCACCTTCGTGATCTTGGCCATGATCTCAGCATCGTGAAGGCTGAGGATTCGCTTGGCGGCCGCCTCACAGTAACAGAGTTCGTTTTTGTTGTCTCGATCACAAGCAGAGGACTCGCCCTCTCGGACGATCCACTCTGGACAACCAATCTCTTGAGCAACTACTTCCGTGTATTGTCTCATTTTAGCTCCCTCATCAAGTCGAGTAACTCGGCGTTGGTAAACTCGATGCCGCCGATGAGCATCGTCTTTGCTCTCTTAGCCTTGAACGTCTTAATCATCTGTTCAACATCATGCTGGACAGGTGATCCCTCTTTCGCGATAGTTGGTTTCCTGTCCGCTCTCTCCCGATCGCGCAAGACGGTAAGCAGTGTGTTCCATCCCAGCTGACGTGAGAGAGGTGAACCGAATGAACTGCATTCGATCGAGCACTTCGCGAGTGGAATGCGGACAGTGTGTGAGTCGAAGTCAACGAAAAGCTCATCGCCTTCAGTCCACAACGAAACAGCATGGTCAGGTCTCGGGTATTTCTTGCTCATGATCGTCTCCTTTCAAGCATCATATCACAATCCGGCCTTGCTGTCAAGCCTTCTGTTTGGGTGCTGGACCTTTCGCGAAGATAACTTTCTTGGTTAGCTGTTGCATCTTGCCGAAGACAGGATGATTGATCCAGCCCTCTGAGTGACCAACATCAACTGGATGAATGTCAAGCCAATGAACCATCTGGACGATAAACTGGAGATCACCGGCTTTGGTACTGAGTGAGCTGCCGTCTCTGCTGTAGCCGAGGATTAGTGAAGGCCCACCGAACTCCGTCTCTCTGTATCCGTGCCGTTTGAAGCAGAAGAAACGCTGATCTTTCGGCCCTCCCATATCTGGAGGCAACGCTCCCATATCATCTACATACATCATCAGTCGTGAGTTGATACGAACTCCGTCGATCATATCACACTCGATGATGGTGCTGATGTTCTTGTCGTTTTTGAGTTCGATTTCCTCGATCCGCTTAGAGCGAGGGTCGATCAAGATTCCTTTCATCTGGCTCCTCCAAAGACCACGATTGCTGCTGACACCACAAAGCAATAAACCAAGAACAACAGAAACGCATCGACTTCACTCATCAAAGCCTCCTTTTGCTGATAAGAGTGTAATCAGGACTCCAAGCGTTATGATCGCTGAGATACACACAGCCAACCAAAAGCTGAATGTATCCCAGAGAACACAAGTGAGAGCAGTGCTCCATAAGAGCACCGCCCCCAGCTGTTTCAAGCCGTCAATCACTTACCGATCGGCTCCATCGAGTCGGCATCGCTGATGAGCTGTTCAAGATCATCAATAAACATGCTGTTCGCGTCACTCTCTTCCAAAGCTTTGACGGCCGAAGCAACGGCATCGAGAGCGTGAACAGCGTTGTCCCGTCTCGCAGCCCTCGTTGGATTCTTGTTAATGACTTGCTGATACTCGACATCGAGGGACTTGAGTTCATCAGGTGGCTCAGGATAGTCGAGGCCGCTGAAATGCTCGGCCGCACTCACCAGATCCTGTCCCTTATCGCTCTCTTGCCAGCGTTCACCTTTCTCGTCGAAGTCATCTTGCATCTCAGCGCCGATGGTGTTCAGCTCTTCATGAGCCTCGGCGACGACTGACTCGAGGACGTTCTTCTTTGTCTCAAAGGCCATTGTTGATCTCCATTGGAGTGTAAAGAAAAGTTGCTCTTG